TTTTCTTTTGTATATATTACTTCAGCAAATGAATTATAAAATACTCTAAAGAACTGCTCTATACTATATTTAGTTCCTTTTGTTTTATATAAGGTACTAGAATAATCTGCCGCTTCTCTTTTATTTCTAAATCCTTCAAAGAATTGTTTTCCTAAAAGTAATTCATCTTCAATAAAAGATAACAGGTCTATATCTACTTGCGTTATGTCACGATTTAAAAATAATTCGTCTATTAGTCTTGTTGGTGATAAATCACTATCCATATAATCATAATATGATTCAAGAAAAGATGCAAACTTAGGATATTCAGACTGAAAAAATTCAGGTAGTACGCCATCTACTTGTTTTTTGTCTTGAACCGATATAGGCCGCCGATTAATATCGCGTAATGTTTTATCTAAAGACATGTTAGCTCGTTTTTACTATATTCGCTTGTACAAATGATGGACCATCATCATATACAACAATTTGGTTTTGACCTGGTGATGAGAATGATTCGTTTGCTGCTACACCAGATATTTTAATAAAGTTACTGCCACCTATTATACTATCAACTGTCAAGCCTATTATAGAAACAATGCCTGTAGCTGGAAAATATTCTCCTACATTATCTACTAAAACAGTACTATCATCTAGTACTATTAGTTGCAATTTATAACTATCTAGTTTATTTTGTATTCTAACCTTTACACCATTAGAAAAGAATCCAGTTGATGTAATTGTCGGTTCTTCGTCGTTAGGTTCAGCTATTGGCGAAGCATACCGTAATGTAGTCGATTCAGATCTACCTAGAAAAGGAACATATCTCTTTTGCACTTTAAGATTAGCGCGAGAAGAAAGTACTGATTGATCGACTTCGTCGACTAATGCTAATAAATTAGACCGTCTGTATGATTGATCAAATAAGCCTGTATTATTAGCAAAGTAATTATCTGTTGCAACTTCTACACGATTTTGAATTTCTTGTATAGAAGAAGATGTAAACTTAGGATTGAATTGAAAAAATACTGAAGCTTCTAAATATGTTATATCTGGTTCTTGGAACTTCACATCAAATGTAATAACTTGTAATTGTCTTGCTAATGCTGTGATATCACCTTTTGTCTTATCAATAGTATCTTGTGTTACATCATCTTTAAACACAACTGATAAAAAGACAACACCATATTCTTTACGAACAGCATCTTCACCACCATATGCTTGAATATCTTTTATTAGATAACCAAAGTTACGTTTAATTAGTGTAGCATAATCAGCCGCTGTAACCATACGGTTTTGAGATGCGTATGAGAACGGTGCATTCTTACGTATCGATTCAGTTGTTTCGACAACAGAACCTGAAACAGCTTTACTTGCAGTAACTACACTTAAGTTAAAAGATGTATTACCAGCTGCACCCGGTACTTGTATTTGCGATGCAGGAGTAAATGAATTAGCACCATTAGCATCAGGGCCGTTTGTTGAAAGATATTCTACTACAATTCTATTGCCAGGTTCAGGAGCTTTACCTAATGTAAAACCATCACCAAAAGATAATTCATAAAATCCGTTAGGCGTTTCTCTCATAATATAAACTTTAGACTGATCATCTATAGTATCAGCTTCTTTTAAATCAGTATATGTTGTAAAGCTAGTGCTAGTTAAATCATTATATACACTTACAAACGCTGTTGTTGTATCAATATTTTTATCAGGTATTACATAAACAGAATCAGGAGAATCTCCGCTTACAATAAATGTTTTTGTTGTATTAGTACCTTCTTTAATTGTAATAGCTTCTCTATCTAACAAATCTTTAAAAACATATAATCCATTGCCATCATCTTGAGCTGTGATTGTACCTATTGTTTCAAATGTATATGCTACATCATCTACTGTTGTACTAAATTTAGTTCCACGCTGCAGTGATAAAAATGATGGTCGACCTGCAAGATTACCGGTATTAATTGATATATTAACTGTGGCAGTTGATGCGGTTTTTGAGGCAGGCATATAACCTATGGCTTCAGCAAGTGATACGACTGATGATCTAAGTTGCGCTGTAGTTAAATACGATTCATTTAATGCCATGTTTGCAATCAATGCATTATAATGCGTATTATATGCTAATACGTCTAAGAGAGCAGAAAGGCCAGAACCCTCATAGTTATAATCTTGAAACTCTGGGTTATTTTGTAGAGCTATCTTTAGATTATTTTTTATGTTTGTAAAATCTAAATCTGTAGATCGTATAGTAGTCGCCATTTATCTTAACCTCGATACATTAGTTTCCAACTCAACAACTTCTCCTGTAGATAAAACTCTAAATGTAACAAATACTTTTAACGTATTAGCATCAGGATTATCGTTTACTAAAATGTCTAATACTCGGGCTCTTGGTTCGTATCTGTTTATTGAGCTAGTTATCTGGTCTTTAATGTTTTCTTGTTCTAAAACATTTGAAAGTTCAAATAACATTCCAGTAATATTAGCGCCGTATTCCATATCAAATGGTTTTTCAGTCGTATTAGTCGAAACTATATTTTTTACAGATTGCTTTACTGCATCTGCTTCTGTTTTTTTGTAGATATCTCCACTAGGTTTCTTTTCAAACAGCAAATGAATATCTGAATACTTTTTCTCTCTCGATGTAAGTATCGAGCTCGATAAGTTTCCGTCTTCTATGGATAATACTCTTGCCATGTTAAACCTTTTTCATCTATTTATAACTCTATTTCAACTAAAGCATCATTAGATTGCACGTTATTATTGAATAGAGTTTGTACATTACGTGCAAATTTAATACCGCTATATGATTTTATATCAGGAACTTCAATTATTATTTGTGTATTGAGTTCTCCGCTAGGATCGTAAGTGTCGTAGTCTAGAATAAGTTTATCGAATGTACCTGCATCACTCCATATTTTAGCTAATTCAAATGTCGCTTCTTTGTCAACCTTACCTTTTTGGTCTCTTAATTCAAATACTACTGCACGACCTTTTGATCTCATATCTAAAGTGCTATTTGATGTAAGTACTTCAGTTTGTCTTTTTTCTAAAGACCCTATACCATATTTTTCTGTCGCATAGTAACCTTCAACAACTATCAATGAACTATTTTCTAATTCTGTAGGATGAATATTACTATTAGAAACTAGTTTCATTAATTCGCTTATAACAAAATAATTTTTAGCTATTTGTTGCTTAACAGCATTTGATAGCTTGTTAAATTCTCCATGATCATCGAAGCCTACGAACTTACCTATAGATGTGTCATGATTAATTAATGTGTTTTGATTAATTATGCCAGACATATTGCTTTTAAATCTTGCTTCAGGTGCTATATTAAATTTAACTTTTAGTTGTGGTGGTTTATATTTTTGCACAATAGCTAATGGCTCTATTTGACCCATGCTATTAATACCTCTTCGTTCCTGAGGCTGATTAGTTAAGACTATAGAACCATACGATGATGGTACATTATTTGCATAATTTGCATTCAATACACCAGAAGCAATTTGATACGCTGTCCATTCACTAAAGTCTCTATTGTTTTTATCTCTCATCTTTGCACGAACTTCATCTACTGAGTATGTACGTGTTAAAAGCTGATTCTTAAGATAGTCATCAATATCAATATGTATTTTACGTATACCACGGTCTCCGACAGTAAGATAAGATTCAGTCATACCTTCGGTTGGATTCGCAGTAGATGTAAAATTAATACTACCCGCCCCGCTAGTACCTGAACCATCAACTAATAAACTGCCAAGCGAATTGAATATGCTTATACCTACCGTACCTAAACGACGTGCTTTATCTGCAGTGCCCTTTAGATTGCCGTGAATAGTTTCTCCGTAAAGCACTGTCTTACCGCCTCCGATTGTACCTCTACTACCAGCGACTGCAATATCTTTTGCAACAATATTAATATCAGGAGAAGACAAATTAATTTGTTCTTCAGATGTGTATATACTTGGACCTTTGGATACTATTTCTTGTGAACCTTCAGTTGCTACTACCAGATCCCCTTTTGTGACAAGAGTCTGCGTACCCAAAGTAAGGTTCGTAGTATTGCCTGCAACGCTCTGTACAAACGTACCTGAAACCGAATTACCATAATTTCCAAATACAGTTGTCGCCGAATTATTGTCAATCTGTTCGGTTTTGCTGCCTCGAGCATGGACGTTATAATCTCTACAATTGACATTATAATCACCTGTTACATTAAGAGTTAAATTACCTTTATATGATAGTGTTGCTTCACCTTCTACAATGACTTCGTTACTACCATGGCATATTTCTACTTTGTTCTTTGTAGATACAACTAACACTGTGCCGTCTGGTCTCAGTTCAATACCAGCACCTGTTTTATGTTTAATGAGTACACGCTCACCCCCGGGCGTATCATTTAATTCTATAACATGGCCTGACGCAGTTTCTCTTATATCTGCTTTGCCATAATATGTTTTAACGGGTGGATCTAGATCAAGACTAACGTCAGCTACTGATCCACCAATTGATAATTGATGGACTCTTTGATTTATAGATGACTGATTGTGATTATCTTTTCGTGGATACTCATTATTCGGATCTACAAATGCTTTAGTATTAGTGCCCTGAGTGTCAGCTTTACCTTGACCTAATCTTAAGATTCTATCTAAATAATTATCGTTTCTTGTTGTCATATGTAATTCACTCCGGTTAGTTCGGATAATTGCTTGAACGATACAGATGATCCGTTTACGTCACCTTTTTTAAAATGATTTTCTTTATTAAATATTAGTTTTACAAATTTTTGAACATTAAAGCCTGGATCTGTATTCATGTCACTAACATCATTATGGCCCCATGCTTGACCTGCAGGTATCACTGTATAGAATGCTTCACAAAACATAGCAAATGTATTATGTTGTGCTGTAGTAAAACTTTCTGCAGATAAAAATCTTTCATGATTCTTAGTTCCTGTAGCACAATTATATCCGCCTACAAATGCAATACCTATAGAATATCGATTGTGATTAAATTCTGGTGCATGATCACCAATCAAATTAAGCGGTCGACCTCTTTGCAGCTTACCATCTCTTTGGATTATATAATGATAACCTATGCCTGTGTAGCCTTTATCTAAATGCCATTCATGTATATCTTCTGCAGTTAAATATTGATTTTTAAAACTTGCGGTCCAATGTACAACAAACTCCGTGATGTCTCTAGTAGAATTTCTGATTTCAGATATCATTTCTTCTTTTGTACCTATTATATCAAATCTATATGAACCGAATGTAGGTGTATTCTCTGACAACCATAGCTTTTCTTGTTCAGATAATAATTCATAAGCTGGTACAGTTTTGTCGCCGACAAGCTTCTTAGTTTGAGTATCAACTACGTTACTTTGTGATACCGGTACTTCATTTAATTTCTTTTCTATTTCAGCTGCTGATTGGTTAGAATTTTTCTCTAGTAGTCTTGCAGCTTCTACTTTTCTGTTACCAAGTAATAATCCAACCACTGTTTGAGTTAGTGTATTTGATATATTGGGAACTATTGAATTTAGTACAGGAAATATACCATTTTGTATATTGAGGATGCAATTACCTAAAAGAGAATTAGTATTGTTACCAATTAAATTATTAATTGATAAATTAAAATCGCTAATAGAATTAGAAAATCCAGTCTGTGCAACTCCGCCTTCATTCAATACTATATCAATATCTAAGACTATTGGCTTTGCGTCGTCTACTGCAATAGATTTTAATTCATTTCTATATTGAAATGCGTTACGATCAGTTACTGTAGCAAGTGATTGACCTACTGCTTGTGGTGACCCTGATCCGATTACGGTGTTCAATCGGCCTGGTTGTGATCGTGTACCAGTAATAAGATTAATATCCGAATCATCCGAATCATTCACACTCGTTGCCGGCAATACCGTATCGAGCTGTGCAATAGATGGAGCAACGTTGATATTAGAAATACTCTTAATACCACTAATAGTCTGATCACTCTCAAGTAGAGATTCAGATTGCAGTTTAGTTGCATTAGCAGCTTGCAGTGCCTTCTCTCCGACTATTATAAAGTTAGAGTTCTTGAATGCAGTCAACAATGTTAGATTAACATCTGTCTTACTAATACTCATCCATATGTCTCCAGAGTTTGTTTAGCATATTTGATTCTTTGAGGCAAATCTGCTTCTGCAGCACCAGGTCTTTCATATCCATCCATAAAAAGTTGTGTTGCTAATGAAACGTTATTTGAAGTGAACACATCAACATAATTGTAAAAATCAGCACGGCGTGTTGAAAAGTCCCAATGAAAAAACTGTAATTGAGTTAATAAAGCTTCTACATCATTTGGTGATCCAGGGTTTCCGGTATCCCATCTTAGTCTTCTATCATTCGCCCATGCTACTAGTTCTTGCTTTCTCAAGGCTGCAGGCTGTGGATTCCATTGAGCAATACCATATGACTCTGAAGTAGGATTTATTGCATTTGGCCTAATACCTTGACCTTCTCCCTGAGATTCTTTCATAAAATTACCAATAATAGCAGCTGCCGGGACAGGCCTATATCCATTACTAATTAAGAAGTTAAATGCTTTTTCTACATTGTCTGAACCTACTAATCCTTTAGTATATGCATTAGTACCTCTACTAGGCGCTTCAGTACTTGTTTTAGTATTAGGTACATTTTGTGTTTGTACTTTTGGAGCATCATTATTTTTCGTGGTATTTTGTTCTGTATCTAATGATTCTATTCTTGGCAAAGAACCTAAAACCATTGGTTGCTGAGATACATGACCATCAGTAAACATACCAAAGACCATTGCACCAGGTTTTAGATTTGAGTTTCTACCTAATCCACTAACGCCATCTTCTGTTGTTGGTGTCATAGTAGCAGCCCATGGTAATGATGATTCTGGTACTTCATCAGTATTATCACTATGTACACCATAAATTCGTACACGAACCCTACCTAAATGTAATGGATCTGAAGTGCATTCGCAGATACCCACGAACCACCTTATTGCATCTCCGTAAAATTTATTCATCATGTGCTTGTATACCCTATAGGACTAACTGCGATAGTAGTATCTGTTTGATCTGTAAGCTTACTGCATGTTAAGCCCATCGAATATTTATTATCTACAAAAACATGTTTATTCTGCAAAACAATATAAGGTCCGCTTGCAACTTCGTCTAACTCACCTGCATTATGCCGTGGTTTATTAATAAGTATTTGCTCACCAACAAATACTTTTCCGTCATCAAAATAGTTCAGAACACCAGCTAATGTAATGTTGATTTTTTTCTTTTCTAAGGCTTCAATCAGAGAAGCCGATTTCATTTTATTTACATGCTTCTCAATATCTTCTTCATCGTGATAACCTAATTCTTCTGAAGTAGTATAATTTACAAGTCTGTATATAACGTTAGGATTATACTCATTTAATTGTTTATCTTGAATTGTTAAATCTTTATTGAATATAGAATTTTCTTTTGCATCTAACACTTCTGTGATATTAAATCTATTAAAATCATTTCTCTTACTTGTGCTTAGATTTAAAACATTATATTGATTCTGTACAGCTCCCTTTAATATTAATTCGGCTGTATCATTAGCTCCTACCTCTTCGTAAAATTCTATATTAGTTAATTGCTTTTCTGCATCAGCATTATAATTCTGTGCTGTACTGAATGTAAATGGTATTTTATTGATTGGTTCATTTTCTATAATCTCAGATAAACTTTTCATTCTAATTGCATCGTCATTCATCGATGCATAAACAAAGAATGGATATCCATTCGTATCACAAGATCTAAGTCTTATGGTTTCGATAATATTAAAAGGTGAAGTGAATGGAGAAATATAAGTAAATGGTGCTTGAGCAGTTTCTTTACCTATCAGGTTTAGCTCTTTGTTAAATTCACTTGATAATACTTTTTTAATTATATTATTTGGTTTACCCTCATATGTACGAGAAACCTTTTTTAGTATATCAATAAAAAACGTATCTTCAGCAATATAAAAATTATATGCATGCCCTGATTCACCTATCTGCACCTTACCTAGCGTACGAGTAATTATAAAATTGCGTGTAAACGTATAATCAAATTCTGTAGATATAATCTGTAACCTAAGTCTTTCAGTTCCATCCATCCTTAATTCTTGAAAAAATCCCTGTGTGTCTGCACAAAGCATCTTACCAGTTAAATATGGCAAATCAATAGATTCATATAATACTAATTCTAACATTGATAAACTAATATCAACTTCAATACCCCGTTCTGGGATACTTAGTATTACGTCTCTAAATTCAAATTCACTTTGTGAAGATACTTGTGGCATTAGTTCAGTGCTTTATTAAATTCTGAATATATTTGACTTACTACATCAGGCTTAATTATTCTAATTCTTTTTCGTTTTTCATTTTCGTCGATAAAACGTTCAGCAAATGTAATGGGTGTTACTAAAGATGGTGCATCTTGTAAAGGATCAATATCTACATACTTGCCATCTGCGTCTTCGTAATGGTGCACTGCTTCATATTGAGGACCAGTAGATTGTATATTAATTGTATCTGGATTAAAGAACCCAAAGCCTGCTTCTACAACTTCAGACTTTTGAAATTTTAAACCATTTTCTACTTTTACTATAATCTGTCCTAGATCAGGATGCGTTTGTGCAATCTCTCCAAATGCACCACTCTTTTTACCAGTAGCACGATTACCTATTTTAAAATCACTATTGAACCAATTACCATATGTTCTGATAAATTGATTGGGATAATACTTTTTCATTTGCTCAAATGTTTCATTAGCTGTTAATGGCCAACCTTGTTCTCTAATATGATCGTTAACATAAAAGAATAACCAATAGTATCGTATGTCATCATATATTTTATGTGCTAAAATGTCTGGTCTTTCGCCATCTAATACTGTATAATCAGCATAGGCTGTAATATCATCTTTAACCTGATCGATAATATCTACATATGTACCAAGCTTTTGAAAAACTACAGGTTCTATTTCGTTGCCAAAATTATATAATACGTATGGAAATTTAGAAAAATGACTCATTTGCCTCTGTTCCTTAAACTAAATTCTTCTGGCCTTATAGGACCTCTTCTCATGTAATTTCGTTCTCTAATAATATCGTTTTTATTTAACGGCCGATATTCAATAAATTTTATATTCAATGTAGCATCATGAAACTTACCGTTGTCATAATATGACATACCGCTTGTGTTATATGTAACATCTACTGATTGTAAGTATGCAGGTAAAAATTTAGTAACGAGTGGAATTATATCTTCAAATTCTCCATCTTCATTTATTTTATGATAGTAAGCACGAATCTTCATTAAATTAGGAAATCTATATGCCATTGAAATTCCGTTAGCACCTAATTCTTCGGGCAATTGTTCCATTCTAAAAAAGTCTATGATGTTTTCTATTTCAATAGATTCCTTTTCACTCGTCGGTATCAATTGAAAAGAAAAGTTCCATTCTCTAATATTAACTTGTTTAAAGATCGCTCTTGTGTTAGGGCTAATTTGTATACGAGTTGCGTTTTGTACACCTAAACCGGCTTGCGTATTAAGGCGACTAGCAATCTTATTTGCCATCAGAGATCCTAACTCTGCGCCAGCATTGCCAGATACAAAGTCTATAGCTCCACCTATTCCAGCTTGAACGGCTTTGTTCGCTAATCCTGTTAATGTAGCATTACCACCTGCAATAACACTGCTAATAGATCCACCTATAACACCTAGACTTTCTGGTCCTACAGAAACGTTTTCCATTTGCTGAACTGTCATAGGCATATATAGACAGGCTCTTTGCATTTGTGTTACACCAAAGTCATCGTCATATGTCATTGGTTTCAGTGTTTTGATTTCTTTATTTCTATGATTAGTTATAGCAGTTTGTTTATTTTTAATATCTGACTCTGCCCCAAGAGCTTCCTGTACACCAGCAGCACTGGAAAGTAAATTACCAACAGATGATCCAACATTCTTTACAACATCTACTATAGATTCTCCGACCTTGGCGGCGTTAAAAATCTCTAAATCTGTACCAGCAAATTTATTTATAGTTTGACCACTTACTTTTAATGGAATAAATTGTATAGAAGCTCTATACTGCGTATCAGACATTCCGTCATACATACCTAATGGAAATTGATGAATGAACGGATTACCTTCAGTTATTTTAAGTCTTTGTGTCATATGGTTACCTATAAATAAACATTTACACTATTTATAACAATTTTCATGGCGTACTCTGGAAAATTCAAACCTAAAAATCCTAAGAAGTATAAAGGCGACTTCACTAACATTGTTTTCAGATCGATGTGGGAGAAGTATTGTTTTAAATGGTGCGATGATAATAAAGATGTAAAGTCATGGTCTAGTGAAGAGACTGTGATACCATACCTATATGAAGTAGATAAAAAGTATCATCGGTACTTCATGGACCTCAAGATTACATTTAAATCAGGCCAAACAATCCTTGTAGAGATTAAACCATCAAATCAGACCGTACCTCCCAAGTACCCGGGCAGAAAGACAAAGAGGTATATCAATGAAGGTCTGACATATGTAAAGAATCAGAATAAATGGAAAGCAGCACAGCGATATGCAAAAGATCGTGGATATACTTTTCACATATGGACTGAGCATACTCTTGAAAAGATGGGTATTATGCCAAAGTCAACTAAGCCACTAAAACCTTATACACGTAAAAAACCTGTATAAATAGATGCATGGCAAGACGTAATTTATTTTCAGATTTAGAGATCCAGGCATTCCGTGCAGGTATTACTCCGCGGACAAAAGAATCTATAAAATGGTTCAGACAAAAAGCAGGTGCACTTGGTAAAGTAACTGGAGAAACTATTTTTCAACAAGATACTGTTAAGATGCAAGCGTCTATGCGTAATCCATTAGGTAACATGTATATGTTCTATTACAATGCAAAACATAGAAATACATTACCATACTTCGATGCATTCCCACTCGTAGTAATAACACGTATGGCGGAAGGTGGATTCTATGGATTAAACTTACATTATCTTCCACCACCACTCAGAGCAAAAGCTTTAAACGGTTTATTAGGTGGAGATGGTTTGCCTTCGAAATATGTTAAGCCTACAATACACAGATATTTGACTACTCAAGTTAGAAGTAAGTTTGCATTAATAGAAGAACCTGAATGGGAAATTGCAACGTTCTTACCAACTGCACAATGGAGAGGTGCGGGTGTAGGTAAAATATACAGAGATTCAAGGGATAAAATAAGAAATGCCTAGTATAAATGAATTAAAAGCCTTAGCAACACGTAAGGGTGGATTTGCGCAGTCTAGTCAATACTTAGTTAAGTTGCCTAGTTTAGGTTTCTATGACACACGAGACTTGAATCTGTTATGTAAGAATATTACCTTGCCAGGAAGACAAATTCTAACAAGTGATAGAAAGATAGGTGTTAAAGATACTAAGGTTGCATATGGCTTTGCGCTAGATGCAATATCTATGACATTCCAGGTTTTAAATGATTATGGAGTAAAAACATATTTTGAAGTATGGCAAGATAGAGTTTTAAACAAAAGTACATTTACTCCTAATTATAAATCTGAATATGCACAAGATATTCAAATTTGTCAACTAAAAAAAGGATTTGCTATAGACACAGATCTGCAACTAGGTCCTTTTTCATTAGACATTGATATATTTAAATCTAGTAATGTTGTATATGAATGTACACTAATAAATGCTTTTCCAACTACAATGACTGAGATTCAATTAACAAATGACGGCCCTCTTGTTGAGTTGACTATGAGCTTTGAATATGACAATTGGAAGAGCGCACGTTTTTATAATAACCCTAATACCGCTCTAGTAAGAGGACTAGGAACAATAATAAATAGGGTAAATAATATTATTAATTAAGAGGTTATATTATGGCATTGCCAAAACTGAATGATGCACCTAAATACAGCGTGCAAGTACCTTCGCTACAAAAGACGATTCGATTTCGGCCTTTTTTAGTCAAAGAAGAAAAAGTACTGTTACTAGCTATGGAATCAGAAAATACTGATGACATATTATTAGCTATATTAGATACGGTACAAGCTTGTATCGCTGATGATGTAGATGTAAAAAAACTTACGACTTATGATGTAGAATATCTATTCACTCAAATACGTGCTAAGTCTGTAGGAGAAACAACTAAGGTTGGCGTTAACTGCCAGTCATGTAATGAAGCTAATGAAGTTGTGATTAACATCGATAGTATTGAAGTAAAAGGATTAGAAGGCATAGAATACAGTATTCAGCTATCGCCTGATATGCAATTACAATTATCTCATCCTGCATACTATACATTATTTGAAGATGATGATGTAAAAACAGATGATCCTATTGAATCTATCTTTGCTATGGTTCGTCTCAGTTTAGATAAACTAAAAACAGAAGATGATATCATAGATTTAAAAAATGAGTCTAAAGAAAATTTAGATGAGTTTGTTGGTAGTATGAATACAGATCAATTTCAACAGGTGAGAGAGTTCGTAGAAAATATGCCTGCTATGCAATATGACGTAGAGTTTGATTGCGTGTGTGGCCACCATAATAAACATGAGTTGAGAGGTATCCAGTCTTTTTTCTAGTTTGTCTATCTCATACAGATCTAACATCACATTATAATACGATCTTTCAATTAATGCAACATCATAAGTATTCTTTGAGTGAGATAGACGGAATGATACCATGGGAAAAAGAAGTCTATATTAGCATGTTACTAGAATTTATTAGAGAACAAAAAGAAGAAGCGCAGAGACAACAAAATGGTTAAAAGTACAGGTAGCAGTCCAAAAAGCACTGGTTTAAGTGATGTTGTAGAACAACTAAGAGCTAATAATCGATTAATTGATCAGCAAAATAATAATATTAAATCATTATTGGATGAAGCTAAAGACGCTCGAATGCAAGAGAAAAAAGCTCTTGTAGCTGAAAATAGACAACAAGCATTAGAAAAGAAATCTAAACTAGAGCGTATGAAAGAGAGCCGTGTAAAACCTAGAGGTATTACCGGTAATTTTGTGCGTGGTGCTATAGGCGGAACTGCGTATAGTGGTCTTCGTAATATGACTGATGGAATGTTTGGTGGTGCAGGTTTCGGTCTCGGAGCTGCAGCCGGTGGACTTGCACGTTTAGCCGGCCGTGGATTAATGTTTGCAACTGCCGCAGCTGCTTTAAACGAAGTAGCTCAAGGCGCTTTAGACAAAGTATTTGATAATGTAAAACCTGAGGACATAGGATTTAAAGACGAAGAAGAAGCCAAACGAAGACTTACTGGCGGAATGAACATTGCATTAGGTGCAAAGTTTCTTGGTTTTAGAGGACGCACATCTTTATTGTTAGGTATTGGTACAGCCTTCGGTGATCAGATTACTGGTTGGATAGCTGATAAAATGGATGTCGATAGTATTTCGATGCCTGGCTGGGTCGCAAAAACATTTGGATTGAATCCAGATGAAATGAAAATAAATTTAAAAGATCCAAAAACATCTGCAGCTATTGGCGCTGCAGTAAGTCTTATAGCTGGACAAATTGCTATAGAAGGTGCAAAGGCTGCAACTAAAGCTAGTTATAATACAGTAAAAAGAAAAATTGTCGGTTCAGGTAGAGGTAAAATGGATCCTACCGAAGCATTTAAAAACCGTTATAATAATCCAAATCCACCTCTTACTCAAACTGATGTACCTACGCTTAAATCACAGTCATCAGCAGTTGACGAAGCTGTAGATGCAGTTGATAACATAGACGATGTAATTGTACGGAATCCTAATGCTCCAAAATTATTAGGACCTGATGGTCGACCACTTGCACCAAGTTTTGATACGGATGCACCTAAAATAAAAAGCAAAAGACTTACCGCAACTAATTTTGATGAAATAAAAGCTAAACAAGATTTTAAGAAAAGAGTTTTAAAAGCCGAAGCTAGATACAAAACTAAAATGGCAAGAAGTACTAGGATTAAAACTCTATTTAATCAAATACAAAATAACACTAAACTAAGAAAAGGTATTAGTACAGGCGGTAAAGTATTAGGTGGTGCTTCTTTTGCATTCTCTGGTACTATGGGATTTTTAGACGAAGAGAGAAAGAAAGCAGGCCAAACGGGTTCTCAACGTATAGCTGGCCAGATTGTAGAGGATGCTGCTGGCACAATGGATATGCTAGTGGACGGTGCAGTAATGTTACCTAATATGTTAGCAAATAAACTCATATCACCATTCACAGATTTTAGATTTAAAACAAAAGATGTAACTGGCGGTCTAGCTGGAGAAACAGCACGAACAGGAACATTTATTCTATTTGATAAAATGAATGAATTTAATGCTAATATGAAAAGTCAAGAAAACCTAATAAGAGATTTAGGATATGGTGGTTATTTCAATGGCAGTGCACAAACTCCACCACCTGTCATAATAGACAATTCTAGTGGTGGTAATACGTCAGTCAGTACTAACAACTTTTCATCTAGTTCAGAAATAATTAATAAAGATCCATATGCTTATGGCTACCTTGGAGCAATGCAATAGATAGCCATAAGCTATGTTAATTAGTCAGCGTTTGCCAACCGAGCGAAGTAGCTCATAGTGTCTTCTTCGCCTTCTTCCGATACCTGCTCAGCAGTTACCGGCTCCTGTGGAATATGAGGATTAAGAACAGCTGCTGGTTCAACTGGTCGTGCAACCTCATCTAGAGATACTGCCGCGGCAACCGTTTGAGGTGCAGACATTCCAAGAATACTATTCAACTTAGTCTTTAGTTCGTCGTATGTCTTGTAGTTCTTTGGATCAGTCCACTCGGATAGATCGTGCATTTGATTATACAATGATTCTAATTTCTCATCGTTATCTGCTAATGCACTTTGCGATGCAAATTCAGATTTATCATAGTTACGATAACCTTCAACCTGACGAATCTTCAGTTTAAAGTTAGCACCTTCCCACATGTCGAACGGATTTACCGGTTCTTCATCTTGGAATTGTGGCTGCATCATATCCATAATCTTATCGAATATTTTCTTACCATACTGATACATGAATATCTTGCCTTCGTTGGCAGGATTACCTGGAT